CCTGGTTATCGTTCGCCCACCGAGCACCGCTTTGACTGCTGCGATTATCCTCGAGGTTGTCAATCAACTGATTGATTTCCTTATAGAGGGTGGATCGAATGCCAACGTTACAGCGCTTCTGAACAATGAGGTTTAATCCTTATTTTCAGAGTAGACATGGGATCATCTGGGTCTGACTCTTGGTCAGGCTATCGGTGATCATTCTGTCGAAGTATAGCGGCTAGTTGGTCCTGTTCGGGACTCGCCTAGTGAGTTGTTTCCCGTTATTGTGATTGGTATGCTTCTCGGAGGTGTTTCAATGTTAATTGGAGACCTGAAAAGCCTTCTTCCTTTGTGGAAGAACCTAGCACGTAACCGGCGCTATGAACCTTATATCGAAGAAGCCGATGTTTCGGAATTCGAGAAGAGGTTCACAAATGAGGGTTTAGCCTTCATAGCTGAAACTTTGCCTCTTATAGGCAAAGCTTTAGATAGTTTCCATTCCACGTCGGAATGGATACCTCCCGTCGGTTTTACCGTACGGGAGGCCTCAGTCTTGACCTGGATTGAAGTTCGGTATAGTGATGGTCGACTCGAAAGAGTCGGCTATTATAAAACCTTACCCATTCCAGTGTTTCTTAACTGGGCTATTCGAAAGGCTTTAGAAGGAGACTCAATTGCCGTAGATTGTGTGCGTCAAATGACGCTCATTTTCTATAAACTGGAGGTAGCATATGGTAAGGAAAAAGAGCTCAAGTTTCTTGATCAGTTTAAAGACACTGATAAAGAGCTTGATTCTGTCTTCAGCCAAGGTCTTGATTTCCAAGATCGGCTGATAGCAGAGATGCGACGATTAATCGGGCGGGTTCTTTGTAATGAAGACCCGCTCGACATCGTCCCATCACACGGCAGCGGTTCAACCGCATGTCGTACTCTTAATTGGGATAAACATCATCGTCCGCTTCAGTATTACTCGAAGCTCGATGACGTCTTTCCATATTCCGACTACTTCTTTCTGAACCATTCTCACCTTGTTGATGAGATGGCCCGGTTGGAAGATAGTATACCAATTGCCATCCCTAGGGCACGAGTTTGTCTCGTGCCTAAGGATTCTCGAGGCCCCCGAGTGATCTCATGTGAACCTGCTGAATTTATGTTCATTCAGCAAGGACTAATGAGAAAGCTCTACAAGGCGATAGAGACCCACACTCTCACTTCTGGCTATGTAAATTTTACTAACCAGACTGTAAATCAGGAGCTGGCTCGGCGCTCATCGAAAGGTGAGTTAGAGTTGGCAACGATTGATTTATCAGATGCGTCAGACCGTGTTTCCCTTGAATTAGTGCGGCGGGTTTTCCCGCATCAGTGGTTCAGGGCCCTTGAAGCATGTCGCTCCGAGGAGACGGTTCTACCTAATAGTGAGGTGATCAAGCTTAACAAGTTTGCCCCTATGGGCAGTTCTTGTTGCTTTCCAGTTGAAGCGCTGCTCTTTTGGGCATGCGCGGTGGCGACAATACGAATACTAGGGAAGATTAGGCACCTTCCGGAGGTATTCGTTTACGGTGATGATATCATCACAGACTCGAAATTTTTCGAGTTTGTCGTGAGTGGGCTTGAATCCATTGGCTTGAAAGTCAATGCTAACAAGTCTTATTGGAAAGGGCCCTTTCGCGAGTCGTGCGGTGGTGACTTC